TGTAGCGAAATGAAGTAATGCCCCGAACCGGATAATCGACAATGCCGAGTACCCCGATTATGAACCGCGGAAGCACAGCCATTGCCAGCGTCATAATATCCTCGCGCCGGGTTTGAAGCATCAGCCCTTCCGGTACGTCGGCAAGGTAGCCGACAACCTCCGAAGTGAACCGGGTTAGCTCGTCGATATTTGCATATGGTTCGGGAGCCGTGTCCGAGGCAAAGGAGCGGTAATAGTCAAGAAGCGCCGTGGGTTGCTCGTTGGCCTTATGGTACAACCAAGCGCACTGGGTAAGCGTAATATCCTCCCAGTGCGTCGGTATGCGAAACCTTTTGCCGGCAATCTTAACCCTCAACATAACCGGACAGCTTCTTCGTGATAACGCCGATGTCCTTGTTCATCTGCGAGAGCGTCCCTACGTGTAGCTGTTTGGCTGCTCTTTCTGCTGTATAGGCGTCAATACACGACCGCGCTGCCTGCAGGAGCATAATAGCCTGTTCGATGTTGGTTTTTGTTTCGATGCCGACAAGGCTTTTCAGTTTGTCGATGAGTTTGATTTTTGCCATGGTTACCTTACTGCCTTGATTCTACCTTTCTTATTCGTACCATCTTCGACAATTCCGGTCACCACATCCGCGGCATCATGCCAGCGGTTCGCACGGAACTGACGCCGATAGGTCGTCATATGTAAATAGAATTCAGGCCAGCGGATTTTCCAATCATGCGGCATTATTATAGTCTGCAACGCCGTTGCGGCATTGGAGAGGATGCGGGCTTCCTTATTCCCGCTCTGATGGAACCATTCGATACGTATGGCCGGAACCCGTTTTTGTACAGCGCGTGCGAATCCGCGACCGCCGTTGTTACTCTCGATCGACGCCCGGCGCGTACCGCTACGTTTGAGCATATCGGCTACGGCGGATTCAGTACACTCCATCGGCTCCTGTGTATAGACCATGTCCGTTACATAGCAATAGCCATCCCTCGCCCGGACGTAGCTGATCGAGCATAGATAGTCATCACCCGTATCGGCTGTGTCTGTGTAATTGGCATAGTCGAGAATGTCGCCTTGTGCCGGAAGTTCAGAGTAGGTTTTGAAATTCTCCCCGTATAATAGCCCCTCTTTCGACATCGGGTGTCCCTGATACATACACTCGAACACGATGCGGTCGAGGTCTCTTTTTTCCTGCAGGTGCTTGAGGTCATGCGCTTCGGGCCAAAGAGCCTCGCCACGCTGTCGGGGATCGATGGGTGTCGGATCGCTTTCCTTAATTGCCTCAAAGTTTAGATAGTACCAGCCGTCGAATTCCGGGTCGATATCATCGAGTGACCGCAATTCCCGGATATTTCCTGCGGCTATGATCGTACCAATCAGATCCTCTTCATGCCAACGGGTGAACACCATAAGTTCACGCGAATTATTGTGCAGTCGGGTTTTTACGGTCGATTTGTACCACTCGGATACTGATTCACGAATGATAGGGGAGTAACCCTCGGCAGCATTCTTATACAGGTCATCCCCTATAAAAACATCAATGCGCTCTCCGGTCAGCGCACCATTTCGTCCCACAGCTTTTAGAAACCCTTTGCGGCCGACAATCTCGAACTCCGTATTATTCCGGACATACTGCGCACTGTCCTCACAATTCGGATTCCCATTCAGAAGCGTTTCCGGAAACAAAACATAATATTCGGGGCTGTCGATGATGCGCTGTATAGCACGATTGAATTTCCGGGCGAAAGTGTCCGAGTAAGACGCAATAGCAATACGCAAATCGGGATCAAGGCCGAGCATGTATGCCGGCAGCAGACGCGTTGTTCCCTCGGATTTTCCATGCTGGGGCGGCATGGTGACGATCAGCCGCTTTATACGACCATGTGCAAAGGCATCCAGTACCCAGTAGAAAGACAGATGAAAAGGGGTAAGGAAATCCTTACCCTTTAATAATGCGACATAGAACGGAAACGACTGATAGGCTCCGCTCCGCAGCGCCCGTATTTCACCCGATTCATTTCCCATCCTTGCATACGTACTTTGCAATTTCTGCCGGGGTCATGCTATCGACGTTCTTCTTCATGTCCGGCGGTATCAAGTCTTTTCCACCTTTACCAGTTAACTCGGCACTCTGCCGGTTCTTCCAATTCTCCGCGTCGCAGTTCGTAAGTGTGAAGATGATCGCTGTAGGGTTCGGGGCAACGTATTTGGTAACGGTTGTATGCTCTTTGACCTTTACGATCGGTTTCCCGTCCTCGCTTTTCTTTCCGGTATCAGCGGTAACCGTGCGTTTCTCTTCAACGGTGAACCCCTGCACAAGCTTTAGCAGCGATTTCTTGGCTTCGGTCGCAAAGAAGTATCTGCACTCCTCTTGAGCCTTTTTTATAGCCTCTGAAAACTCCGCTTTGGAGTCCTTCCACTCGTAAAAGGTACTTTCAGCAATACCTGCGATTTTACAGATTTCGGCAATAGTATAGCTATCCGCCCGGATGAGCGAACAAATCCTTTCGGTGAGTTCTGCACTATACTTTGCCATTGGTCTTTATTTCTTTTCGTTTTGGTCGCAGGTTTCAGCCGTGAACATGGACTCCGCAATGTCGATTACGTTTTCCAGCTCAAGAATTGCGGCTTTACATTCTATCATCTTCCGCTTGTCGATCGCGGAGAGTTCCCCTTCTGAAATCATTTTCGTTTCAAGTTCCGACACCTGTTCCCGTTTCCGGGCGAGGCGTTTGTTTACGACATCCTTGTAAATCATACACTGTTTTGTTTTCATAGCGCGGAATTGTTTTTTGGTTTTTCCGACGCTAAAGTATTCATTTTTCCAGCAACTGGGAAACACAACCTTTATCCCGTGACATTTCCCCCATCATGTAATGCAGGCTTCGCTTCTTGAATGCACTGTAACCTGCTGTATTCTGACAGATAGCTTTCAGGCACAAGCAGGTTCCCGGCTCTTTCATCTTCTCCGTTGGCACATACCGCTCCTTATCGAATAGGTAATGATTCAGATTGAACGTGTTCGTCTTAAATCCATCCAGCCCATCAACACCGCAGCAACATAGAGAATCTCCCATCTTGCGCAAACGGTTTTCGGCCGAGTAGAAAGCCAATCCATTTCGATGGCATTCCGCCTTTATCCATTCAAAGTGCCGTTTGAGAACAGAGGCCGGATAGCAGAAATCCCCGCCGACTTTTACAAGACCGTCTACCTTGCGTTTGTATTTCATGCCCTCGATTGTCAGCCCATGTACGCCTATACTCTTGTAGGTAGACACAGCACCGAGGACATCCCGAAGCATTCCCGTCGTATAAGGCTGAACCCGGACGATCACACGCTTTACATGGGGTGCTATCGTGCGGATCATATCGAGGCGCTCGGCATAGGTCGGCGCTCCTTTCTCCAGTTTGTCATATTGAGGGCTGACGAGAGATACCTGTACAACGCAGTTGCAGTGTTTCAGCAGGTTGAGGTATTCCGGCTCAGCGAGCAGAATGCCCTTTGTACTGACCACAAACGGATATTGTGTTTCGGCAAAGACCTTAAGGGCGTCGTGTGACAATCGATGCTCTCGCTCTACAGGCTGAAACGGGTCAGACATGCCGCCCCAGTGTATCGGAATATTCCAGTCGCACCACTCCGTTTCACCGTTGCGCTGGCCGTCGATGAAGCCGCGCAGGGACTTCGGCCCTTCGCCGCGTTCGATATTTGAAATGTCGTATTTGAGCTGCACAAAACAGTAACGGCACATATGGGAACATCCCTTATACGTGTCGAACCGGATCGGTAGGTCACAAATCGCTATTTGACTTCCGCATCTCGGCATACTTCACTGATAATTAACTGTGTCAAATTGTCTTTCCCGTTCCGCTTGATGTAAGCTTCAACATCCTCTTTCATACTCTTGGGCAAGGCAAAGGACAAGGTGAATAAATCAGAACTCTCGTTTACGGCATTCTTGAACCCGTTTTGCTCGACCTCGGACAGCAGGTCGATATTGGCTGTGTCGATCTCAAACTCCCACATGTCGAGTTCTTCGGGCGAAAAGTCCATAAGAACAGAATCGATATTGAAAACCGAAGTGTCGCTGGCGTGGTTGTCGGCCAGTGCCAATGCGCGGCGCTTATCGTCTTCCGTTTTGAGATCCGTGCGTTTGATTGCGATAAGCTCTCGTCCATCCGACTCAATGACACGCACCGGGAGTCCGAGCGCCTGCGCCTGTTCGTATACGCCGTTCCCGGCAATCACGACATCATCCCCATCCAAAAGGATAGAGCGGCCAGTACCGCAATCCTCAAGGCTTTTGCGGATGATAGCTTTGTTCTTCTCACCGTGAACGCGGTAGTTTTTCGGGTCTAACTTTATATCGGCCATAATCTGAATTTTGAAGCGAGGACAGGACTTGAACCTGCGACCTTTGGGATATGAGCCCAACGAGCTACCAACTGCTCTGCCTCGCTATGTGCGGAGTTTTGGCAAGCCTCCGCGACTTGGACGGATTACCGTCATTTGACATTGACACTATGTCGGACTTCATAGGATAATAGAATTAGGGAGCGTTTTTTCTCCGAATCTTGGCGGAAATTATCAACAAAATGCGATTGAAAGTGTCGTATATGAACTTCGGACTTTCAGGCCCCGGCCACTCGGCGAATGTCTTTCCTTCGAAGAATCGCCATGCGAAGATACGCTTTGACAATTCCGACACCTGCAACGTGTCGAATACCTGCCGAACCTGCATATAGGCATCTTCCTGATTGAAATCCGGAGTTGGAGCCGGGAGTGTTCGGATGCTGTCTTCAAGCCGATCCGTGCAATGCTGTCCCCGTTGGTAGCGGAACGGTGACCGCGGCGAGTGTATGCTGATCTTGATGATTCGCATCACGAAAAAATCAAGTTCAGTCCCATCCTTATTCCGGGCGTTCATCAGGTGTTCGAGCTTCGACACATCCCGCTCAAGGAGGGTACACAGCACATCGTTCACGACCTCGGCCGGGTCGATCGGAAGCCGCGAGTAGCGGACGTGGTAGGTCGCGTATTCTACCCATTGCGGGTAATGGGTCGTAATGAAATTATCTAAATTATTTGACATTTCTAAAAAAATGAATTACCTTTAAGGTGCGAGGTGCAATACAGGCCTCCAAAGATTGGGAGAAATCCCTATAATACAGATATCTACTCGCATGCGGGTAGGTTTAATTAAAAAAACATTTCATATGATTTTTTTTGAAAAATTATTTTGAATTCTCATCGAAGTGATTTTGAGTAAGTTAGTCGATGAGGTAACGAACCGATGACTGAAAAAGTAAACTTTGGTTTTTACGCCCCTATCTCGGGGCGTTTTTTATTTCTATTATCCACTCCATTCTCCCGTTTGGGAATTGAATTTTTTAAGCTCCTTTTTCAGATTGCGGAGGGTGTCCGGATTTACTTTCCGCAATCGACCGCAAAGGAATCGAGCCATCTGATTCAAATATGTTTCTGCACGCCTGACGGTTAATTCCGCTTCACGAATGGCTTCATTCATTTCTTGATAAGTCATAGTTTTACAGTTTTAAATCGTTAATTTCTCCAGCCTTGGCAAATGATCTCCGCAGTAATACGAGCAGTGATAAATCGCGTCGTCTTTGTCACACCAACCGTCGCCGTCGACATCCTCGTCCTTGAAGTGGCTGCACGTGCCGCATACTTTCGCTCCGTTTTCGGTCTGCTTATTCCATTCGGCCAAAATATCCGCGCTGCATTCCGAACACAACAGCACATCGTCGCGAGTGATGGTATATCCATCGCAATTCGGACAGCCTACATTTTCGCAGTTATCACACACTTGAAGTTCCATCCCACATTTGGGGCAATTTTTAATTTCATCCATTGCTATTCTTGTTTGAGGTTGTTAATTCTGTCGATCTCGACTTTCAAATTCATCTCTGCGCAGCGCACATCCCGTTGCAATTCCTCCAGCCGAGCTATCTGCTCCTCGTCCATCCGCGGGCATCCCCGCAGCCAGCTGTCGTAGTTCGGGGTTTGCAGTTCGCCGTTGGCAATAGACCCTACACGCAGGCAGTAGTCGTAATATTTGACATACTCCTCCTCCGGAGCGTCCCGGTCGATGTCCGTCAGTATATCCGCCATACTCACGAATAGATCGCCAACTTCTGCAATTCCTCCGGGGTCGTTACCTGTCCACGCAGCCGGCTCATAATCGTAGCCGTGCTTCTCGCAAAAAGCAGCCAGATAGGCGTTGCAGGCCGCATTGTAATTCAGTCTCAGTTCCTCGCGTGACATTCCATTTGCCGTGAATATCTTGCTTTCCCTTTCTGCGATCATCTCAATTCCTGTTTTCATTTTTTCTTTCTCGTGTTGAATTTTACCATCAATTTGTTCGCGTTTCGCACATGCTTGCGCATGTATTTAGCGAAATCTTCGTCTGCCGATTCAACCCCTCCCTCTGCCATTGCAATTACCTCGGCAAGGGCTTGAAATTCGTCATACGTCATAAACACATATCCGCCTTTAGGTTTAGTGTAATTCATCTCTCCTTCGTTTTAGCTCCGCAATGCGGCGGAGGTCATCGCCTTATTTTTTCGGCAAATTGCTATATCCGTCGCTGAACATCCAAATTCCCGCAACAGTAAAAATAACGTGCAGCGCAAACCTCCACCAATCCGCCACCGAGTAGTCGTGTTGCGCTAAGTTTCCCGCAACAAAGGCGATCAACAGTCCGCCTATTGTGTCAAATGATGCTTTTGTCATAGTCTTGCCTTATTCTTGAATCTCCCGCCATCCGATAACCATATCATCGTCAATAGCTCCATTGTTCTCGTGCCAATGATAATTCCGTGTCTCATTTGCCTTGTAGAAGGCTATGCGGTATTTTGTGCATAACGTTGTTTTAATTAAAACATCTCGATTGCCATCCGGCAATTCCTCTTTTGGGTCGTACCAGCGCGTCAACTCTTTATGCTCATCTTCAGCACCCTGACAATATGCCGCAAAGGCCGCATCGGCTCGTTCACCTTTTAAGTCATGTGCATCTCGTCGGTATTGATGCGCGTATTCTTGCGCTCTTTCCTCAATCGTTTTCATTCTCGTTCAGTTTTTGGATGAAAGCTCGGAATGCTATACAACTATTCGACTCTATTCCACATTTATTTTCTACCCTACAACCGCAATCTTGGCAATACGCCTCAATCGCTTTTGCTCTCATCCGCTCCTCGGCCTCCTGCTCGGCAAGCTCGATAGCCCGTTTTGCCTCTATTAGCTTAATATCGCATTCTCCCGGACAATCGGGATACATCATCGCTATCGGTGTTACCACTTTCAACAAATATTGTTTTGCTTTTTCGCTTTTCATGGTTAGTTATCTTTTGTGTTTAACTTTTCGATTCGGGATGCAGGAAATCCAGCCCCCAAAGGGTATGCGCCGCTTCAAGTAGTCCGGATCATCCTCGTGGTTGTATGCCTCGGTCTCGAAGCAAGTGTAGTAGTACGCGCCCGGATAAGGCGGGATAAGCACTTCGATCAGCCACGAAATGCCGTAGCAAATCCAGCCGGCGAAGAGAATGCCGACCACTGCCAGCACCCAGCCCCACCACGCGAAGTGGCAGCTTCCGGCTACGGGCAGGAGGATCGCTGCGAACAGCACGGTCAGTTCGATCTGCTGGGCGCAGTGGATTCCTTCGTGGCGGCGCGTAGCCCCGTCCATATGCCATCCTCTCGTTTTGCGTGTGAACGCAAACACTAACCATGTTACCCAGCTGAACCCCTTGAACGGGATCAATTTGTTGTGAACTTCGATAGGTAGCTTCGACTGCTCGATGCTCGTTACTTGGTCTTTCATACTCATTATTGTTTTATTCGCATAATCCGTAATAACTCATACAGCTGTCTTTCCCACCCGAAAAGGTTACTATGACTTTCATTATTTCAGATAGTTATTTATTTCAGACATAAACTGCTCGATGCTACGACACACGACGTATTTATAACCCTGCGCCTCGACCAATACCTGCCACGCCTTTTGGTTGTCGGACTGCCGGGATCCGCGCGATTCTGTTTTCATTTCGATACATAGGCCGTTGTAATTACCTCGTGCAACCAACAGAATCAAATCCGACACTCCGGGCGTTACACCTTCACCCTGCATGATCGCCGCCTCGACTTTCGAACGGCTACCGCCATTCGGCACGGCAAAGAGCAGTTTTGCCAAACTCCGGTACTGCATTCGGAACCATGTAACGCAAGACGTTTGTAGCCTCGATTCGTTATGCCTACTCATTACTTGGTTTGTAGTATTTCTGATTTATCGTGTCGCCGGTACTGATCTCCCCAGCGGTGGCCAGTTCTGCGCCAATCCGCTCGACTTCCGCGCGGGAAAGTTTCAGAAAATGCACCAACTCCATAGAGAGCGCCGCAGACGGTACGACCCGGCGAGCCTTTTTATCCTCGACGATATTCTGCATTGCTGCGAGAAAGCGGATATGTAGGGGTTTCAAAATCATTTGTTCCTGCGGTTACTTTCCCCGGTCATTAAAATCGTCGTCATATCCTTGAGCCGATCAAACACCCGTTCGCCGTACTTCGCAAGGAAATCCGGCTCCCCGAAGTTGCTGACGATGATTGTCGGTTTGTTCTCGTTGCTCCGGTGCAGGATGATATCGGTAACAGGTCGCAACTCCGAACCGTAATATTTGATCTCCGTAGCTTCGACCCCCACGTCATCAATCGCCAATACGGGGATCGACACGGCCATATTAAGATCAAGGTTTGCATCCTTACGCTGGAAAGCATCTACAATCATCAGAGCCGGATGTATGCGCAGGCCAACTCGCCCGAACGGTTGCGTTTGGTTGTAGCGCCAAATAAACTCCCGGATGGCATAAAGCAGCGTTGTTTTTCCAGTACCCGGTGTGCCGAGTATCTTGAGGCTTACCCGTTCAGGATTTACAAGCCAATGCGCCGCCTTTTCAATCGCTTTGACTACCATCGGAGAAATATCCGCAACTTTGCCCGTCTGCGCACACTGGAGCGAAAACAGGTACGTTATAGCTTCCGCAACTTGCTGTTCCCGCATGTCGATTTCAAAAGGCCTCGCTATACTCGCCCGTGAAGCACTTTCTTTGATCCCCGCCAGCAGTCGTTCGGCCGTTGTCATATTGTTTTGTTTTGTCATCGTAATTCCGTTCTAAAGTTTTGATGAAATTCGTAGGTTTAAATAGCCAGTCGAAAGTAGCTGTCCATTGATGTGTATTCTGCCCGGCAAGAAATTTCGACCGTCCTGCAATTTCGAGCATTTCCATAACCGCGGCTTCGCCGTGTTCCTGCATCCGCGCCATGATAGCCTGTTGACGCTTCGGCGTCATGGTTCTTATGGGCGGAAGCCCTTTGCAATGCCGATGATATGTTTCCCGTACCCGTTTGCATATCTCCGCCCTTTTTTTTAGGGGATCTTCTGAAACAATACCGAGCGGTAATTCACCGTCACCCGCAGGGGGACAATCAGGTGGAATATGTTTCTGTTTCTGTTTTAAGCCGTCTTTATCGTTAGATAAAGACCTATATATAGGTGTGTCGTCCTCTTTACTCAGGTTTATACTTGGGTTTATACCCCGGCTTATACTTGGGTTTATACTTGGATTTTCAAAGTATAAAATGGAGTAAACGGGAGATTTCGCCTTACGACAACCACTTACGAATTTGATAAAACCCTTTTGCTGTAATCTATTGCGCACATCTATCAAAGTGGATTCGCTCACACCGATAGTCGCGCAGATTAACCCGTTGGGACACTCAAAGGGATTGAGCCAGCCGCGGAGGTTGCACTCTTGCAGCAGGCAGAAGTACAGGTCTGCCTCCGCGCTGGTCAATCGCACTCTACGTCGTGTTTGCCAAAATTGGTTTATCAACTCGATGTAGTTCATTTCCTATTTTCCCTTTTCAGCTTCGGCCAATTCTATTTCAGCAATACGGGCGTCGATCTTTTCCTTGCGGCGCAGGTAAACCTCTCGGTACTTTAATTCCACCTCCGGAATAATAGACTTATCCCGGCTGTTCACCCAGTCGAAGAAAAGGTCTGTTTTGAAGTCCCGCCGGAAATGGTCGCCGACTTGGTTGAGAATATTGCATCGGTGAATGTAGGCGATCTGCTCCGGCGTGACATTCATCACGGCGTTCCACGCTTCCTCGTCGGACATCGAGTAATGCTGAACCGTGCCTAATTTCTCCTGCTGCTCTTTATTGAGGTTTCGAACCAAGATAAACAACGTCAGTTGTGACTCGTAGGCCGTAAGCTCTCCGGCAGACAGTGTTTCGATATCCATTTTTTTGATGGTGTCGCGTACTTCCGATACGGTCTTTTCCTCTTCAAGCTCCTTGTTTCGGTTGTCCTTGTTCTGGAGTTCTTTTATTGAGTTGGCGGTTTCAGATAGGGTAGCTGCACCATTTGTTTCGATATATCCGAAATATGGGTCATCGCTATACACCCAGATGGCAAGATGTGCGGTGCCGTTCTCGACTTTACTTCTGAGTTCCTTGGTTACAACCGCCCCTATACGGTTCGGCCATCCCGGCCAAATCTTGACTTCGTGGCCTTGCTTCTCCAATTCGGCCTTTTTGGGGCAATCCTTGTGCATCGTGTAGAAATCTGCTTCGGGGTGCTGCTTTTGAAGTTTCAAGGCAATGCCAAGTTCATATTCGCGCTTTTTCCGTTGCAGGCAGGAGTCATCCTGACATGTTGCCTCACCATCCCCGCCAGCGAAAAGACTGAAATTCTTGGAGCAGTTCGGACATGTATCGCATTCGCCCTTGTCGAATTTGTATCGATCAAGTATTTTCGTATAGGACTGAACTACTCGCTGGTATAAAGCTTTTGCATTCAAATCGTGCCATGAGTTATAGTATTGCTGGGCAAAATGCTGTTCGTACATTCTACCTTGAATGTCCGCGTCGAATTTGGCGATCTCCATTGCTTGGGAAATCGAAATTTCCCCAGCATCGAGCATCTTGCGGAAATCGTCGCTTATGGCAAGCAGTTTCATGCGCCCCCGAACATAGAACTCACTCTTACCGAAGCGTCCGCACAAGTCGGCGATGCTCTGCCCTTTGTCGAGCAGATATTTGAATGCGTCGGCCTCTTCGAGAGGCGAAACGTCTTTACGTTGCAGGTTCTCCGTGATGGCAACATCTACGGCCTCGTCGTCGGTCAGTTCGCGGATAATCGCGGGAATTTCTTTGAGGCCGGCCATGGCCGCAGCACGCCAACGGCGCTCACCGCATACAAGCTGGTACTTTTCACCATGTTCCTCAGTAGGTTTCGGCCGCACGGTGATGGGTTGTAAAACGCCCACGACTTTGATGCTGTCCGAGAGTTCACCCAGCGCCCGCGGATCGAATGTTTTACGCGGGTTCATAGGGTTGATCCCTATCGACGTGATGTCGAGAAATACAAATTTGTTTTCCATAATGTCAATTTATTTTTGGTTAAAAATGTTCATGATGGCATCGACAACATTTTCTTCAACCTGATCCACGGTGCCGGTCACGGTTTGCGCGATGCTTTTTTTTGTTTGGATGATTTTGTAGATGTCCTCGTCGATTGTCTTTTCACCGAGAAAGTAGTAGCACGACACATTGTTTTTCTGCCCGATACGGTGGGCGCGATCCTCGCATTGCTCACAGTCGGCATATGTCCACGGGAACTCTACGAACGCCACGCGGGACGATGCGGTGAGAGTCAAGCCGACCCCGGCAGCTTTGATATTGCAAATTGCCAGTTTGCAGACGGGGTCGTGCTGGAACAAATCGACGGAGCGCTGTTTATCTTCGGCCGACATCCCGCCGCGGATTACAACTGCATTCGGGTACAGTTTTTTGAAAGCATCGCCCAGTTCGATCAGGTTCATAAATAGAATGAGCTTCTCGCCCGATTCGATCAGGTCGTCGATGAATTCCTTTACCTCTTTGACCTTGCCGCGCGCACATATCTGACGCAGGACGTTGATACGTACAATCACCTCTCCCCGTTTAGCCCGGCGCTGCTGTTCATCCGAGGCATCCCGGTATTCCCGCAGGTACTTGATAAGGTCGCGTTCGGCATCCATATACTCCTTGCGGTTGGAAATATCGCAAAGGATCGTCTGCCGGGTCTTGGCCGGGAGGTCTTTCAGAACGTCCTCTTTTGCCCGCTGGTAGAAACAATGCAGGTTCAGCAGGTAATTCAACTCCCGAAGATTGCTTGCTTCGTTCGGCCCGGAGCAATACCTGTTCACAAAATATTTGTATCCTCCGAACTTCGACAGCATACCCATGATATGCAACTGCGGTATCAAGTCTTTCGGCTTGTTCACCAAAGGAGTACCTGACAACAGGTATGTTACGGGTTTTTCTTTGCTGATACCCATGCAGAACTTAGACTGCTGGGCAGAACCGTTTTTGCATCGGTGGCTCTCGTCGATAATCACCGACTTGAAAATGTCGATCGTGGGCCGGAACTTGATATGCGAAAGCATCAGCTTCTGCCCCTCTTTGTTGGTGAACTTCTCCACGAAGTACTTTTTGAGGCTTTCGTAATTCACCACGAAGAACTGCGCCATCCCAGCTTCATAGAACAGATGCCATGTCCGGCGGTTTTTGTCGTTGATGATTATGGCGTTCATCTTATCGCCGCCCCATTGCTTAA